AATCAAATTCCTTTCGAACCAGCAGAATGGTTTCCCGAATTGGATGCACTTCAAGAGAGTGGAGAGATGAATATGTTTGGAGCCCCTCAATGGTTGCAGGACAACTTTGGTTTTAGTAAAGACCAATCCATGATTATTTTCAATGCATGGACGGAGTATAAGTCATGAAGTTAAGATACACAACATTTATAGCAGGTGCATTACTAGGTTTCCTAGTGGGTGCATTCAGTACTAAGGTTAACGCCTCAGACCCCAATGAAGATATCTTTTGCATGGCAAAAAACATTTACTTCGAAGCAGGTAATCAACCTATCGCAGGAAAGATTGCAGTTGCACAAGTGGTTCAGAATAGAGTTAAAAATCGTGACTACCCTAATACAATTTGTGGTGTAGTTTATCAAGCAAGATGGAAAGAAAACTGGAAAGGTAATATGTATCCTGTTAGGAATATGTGTCAGTTCAGTTGGTTTTGTGATGGTAAGTCTGATGAACCCGAAGATAGTGTCACATGGGATATTGCACTTATGACTGCAAGGGCAGTTCACTGGGGTGAATACGGAGACATTACAGAAGGTGCAACACACTACCATAACGATAGTGTACACCCTTATTGGGCAGACTCATTGAATGAGACTGTAGTTATTAACAATCATATATTTTACAAATGAATTTACAAGAAAATGAAAAAGCATCTATCTACTTATGTGTAGAAGTTCCTTTTAATAATAGAGTAAAGATAGGATTTACTACTCAAACAGGAATACGAAGATTGCAAGCAATACAAGTTGGTAATCCAGTAGATTTGAGAATGGAATATATTACAGACCCTATTCCTTTCTATAGAGAGTATGAAGACAATTTAAAGATTGCTCTTGAAGATACAAAACTTAGAGGTGAATGGTTTGGAATGGAAGAATGGGAACTTGAGGATTTAAAAATGAATCTTCAAGAAGATGAAGAGATACTTGTTTGGCAACCAAATGATTTTAATTTAGAAGGTGTCAAACAATACAGAGAAAACAAATGAGAAAAGAAGAATTGGTGAAAGTATTTAACCACTTGCATAAAGAAGACACTAGTGGTATAATAGAAGCAGTAGTACATGATGTTAACGGTGGAACGTTTGTCACCGATAGTATCAGACTCGACATGGATGGTGGTAGAATTATTATTTGTCAACTCAATAGTCCATGTTATGAAACTAACAAACGAAACTGGAAACAAGAACTTGAATTTATTTTACTTACACGAAGACCCTAAAGAGTCAGCAAAACTACACCTAGACAAACACGTTGTCAAAATGATAATAGAGTATGCACAAATGTTATCGACTGCACATAGGATACTGGACGGAAAACAATATACAGATGCATCCAGTGGTCGCAGAATTCAACGTTGGAAACTAGATGGAAACATGGAAGATACTTTATACAAAGCGTCTCATATCAATCACCCTTCTACACAATGGGTTCGTGAGAATGCAATCCAGTATCAATATGCATACGATATGTTTGTTGCATTATGTGACGAGTACACATATCGATATGGTAAAATACATTTGACCGACAAAAAACTCAGAAAGTTATTAAACAATTTACCGAACAATATTACACTAGGTGTTTATTCAGAACCACCTCAGTGTATGCCTGACGATGTCAAATCAGAATCAACTATTACTGCGTACCATAAATACTATGCAGTCTACAAAAAAGATTTTGCGAAATGGACTGAACGACCAGTCCCACAATTTATGAGTATCTAATGCCTACCTACGAATTTCAAAACACCCTTACTGGTGAAACCGAAGACCACTTCATGTCGTGGAAAGACCTAGATGCATTCAAAGAAGAATGCCCACACCTTAAACAGATTATAGGAACACCTATGATTGTTGGTGGAACTGGAGACCGTGTTAAAACGGATGCAGGATTTAAAGAGGTTCTATCTAAGGTTGGTGAGGCATATCCAGGCTCAGATGTTGACCAAAGATATAATGGTACAGATTCTAAGACAACTGCAACCAAAAGAATTGTTAAAAAACATATGGACATACAGTCCAAAGGAAAGTAGAATGGATAATGTGATTGCGATTAATGATTTAGAACAACTACAAGAAACAATGACTCGTGTCCAAGAGAACGGTAAGAGGTTTTATCAAACACCCGAAGGACAAAAGTATCCAAGTGTGACTACAGTCACTGGACTACTCACTAGAGACCACATTAAGTTGTGGAGAGAAAGAGTCGGTGAGGAAGTCGCAAACAAAATTTCCACAAGTGCAGCCAAACGTGGTACTAGAATGCACTCATTATTTGAACAATATCTTCGTGCAGAAGAACCAGTGTTCTTTGACAACATTATGGAATCTTCAATGTTTGAAGCAGTCCAACCAGTACTGGATGATATCATTCCTATCGCTTTAGAAGCAGGTATGTATAGTAATTCATTACAGATGGCAGGACAAGTAGATTGTGTTGGTGTGTGGGGTGACGAACTTGCAATTATCGATTTTAAGACAAGTGCAAAGTACAAAGAGGAATACATGGCAGACCCATGGTTTCACCAAATGACAGCATATGCAATTATGGTCGAGGAACTTACAGGTGAAGTTGTCGATAGAATCGTTGCAGTAGTTGGTGTCGATGGTGGTGGTTGTCAAGTGTTTGAAGCAGACCCTAGAGAATATGTCGATAAACTCTATAGTCTAAGAAATCAATATCGAAATTTACACGGAGTATAAATGTGATTAGTAAAAAAGAATTTACAGAACAAGTGGAACAAATTCTACTTAAGACAAAGACAGATGTTATGGATGCGATTATTTCAGTGTGTGAAAAAAATAATCTAGAACCCGAATCTGCAAAACGATTTATAAGTATCCCACTACGAGAGAAACTAGAAGCAGAGGCACAAGGTCTCAATATGGTTAATCGTGGTAAAGTGGGAAGAGGAAGTATAACAAGTTTTTTCGAATAGGAGTACAGTATGAAAAAAGGTGATATAGTCACAGTAGTGACAATTAGTGGAGAGTACGTTGGTAAACTAGTCTCTATGGAAGATGCAACAGTTGAGTTAGAAAATCCAAGAATGATTTTATCGAATCCTGCAGACGGAAGTATGGGATTCGCAAAAGGATTAGCTGCAACAGGTGTAGAGAATCCTACTAGTGCAATCTTTCAACAGGTAGTGTTTGTTGTACCTACAAATGAAAAGGTAGCAGAAGCACACTTGACTGCAACCAGTGGATTAGTATTGGCAAAATAAATGACGAGTCGTGACGGATATGATGCATACACTTTATACCTTGGTATAAAACTTCACTTCCACACGGACACATATGACTTTATCAAATACAACGGTAAAGTCAAGTCTGATATAAACTCGTTCTTAAAACGAAAAGACAAATACCATTTTGGTAAGTTATACAAAACATATAAACAAGACTTGCAGGATTTCTATGTTGCAAATCTTTCGTTCAAAGATTATTGGGCAGGAGACTTGTTAGATTCTGAGTGTGATAAAAGATATAAAGAATGGAAGAACAGAAATCAGAAGTTATCGTATATGTTTAAAACCGAAGTATCTGATTTACTCAGAAAGAAACATATCAACAAAGTATTGGAGTGTAAGAATGGTCAACACCCTATCCTACTCAAACAATACCTTGCAAAGAAACTTTCATTAGAGACACTTTGTATCATGGACGACATTATTAATATGTGCGACAATGAATGGAATGCATTGATATCAGAACAGTTAGTGTATCCCGAAGTGTATAGACTAATAAAGAAATACAAAACGTTTTTGGAATATGATTATCCAAAATACAAGAAAGACCTTATAGATTTATGTTAGAAGAAGTGACAATACTGGGAAACGGCCCAAGTAGATTAGATTTTGAATTCAATACTTCTCACGAAGTGTGGGGTTGTAATGCAATCTACAGGGATACAGATAAGTGTGACCTAGTGTTTGCAGTTGATATGCCTGTACAAAAGGAGATAGTTGAATCG